CCTCTAAACGCTCACGGACTAGCGCTTTAAGAGTCATGGGCTCAACCTTCAACTTTTGTGTCGGTTGAAACCCACGTTCCTCTGCAAGAGCAGCATAATCAGCTGCCTTGTTATCCTCGTTACGACCAAATGATACGGATATCTCATTTTTGATTATATCACCTAAGCCATTTTCACGAAGCCAGTTAAATGCTTTCTCTCTGTTTGCTACAGAAATATTTGCACTGTAATTTGGTTTAACATCTACCGTTGATCCATCTGTTAATTTAAGATGTGATAATCCCATTTCAGCCATCATGGTTGGAATTACTTCTCCAGATAATCGGTCATGTTCTTTTTTTAAATCTTTTAAATTGTTTTCACTTTTTTCTATTCTAGAAATTAAGCCTTCTAACATTTGTATTTGATCTGCTAGAGATTGTATACTTGCGGTTTTATCTACAAGGTCTTGTTGGTCTTCCTCAAAGTTAATACTACTCATCTATCTTTCCTCTTTCATATAAGTTAATTGTTATAGGATAATATTTTCTTTCTTGTTTATCCCATTTTAGTAAATTGTATTTACCATTTGTCATGTCAGAAACTATAGAACATGCTACTCCAATAATTGCAGGATCACCAGTTAATAATAAATAATCTTCTGTAGTAAAATCTTTTAAACCTTTTCTAAGTTTAAAAATTAATGGTCCAGGAGAAAAAATTATTTGTGATAACTCAGGTAATAAAAAAATAAAGTCACGGGATGTAGAATAATCAGATGCACCCATAATATTTATTTTAGGTCTACCGTCAGCACTACCAGCAATTTCTTGTATTACATAAACCTTTTTTTCTTTCATGCTTGACAATATAGGTGTGAGTTGTTATCTTGTCAAGTAGAAAGAAGAAAAATTATGAACTATAAATTTAAAACAAAACCTTATGCACATCAAATGACTGCATTAGAAAAGTCATGGAATAGAGAAAGTTATGCTTATTTTATGGAAATGGGTACAGGAAAAACAAAAGTATTAATAGACAATTTAGCTATGCTTTACGATAAAGGTAAAGTTAATGGTGCTCTTATTATTGCACCAAAAGGTGTGGTTGGTACTTGGTATAATAATGAATTACCAAATCATTTACCAGATCATATAGAAAACGTAACTGTTTTATGGAAAGCAGCTATCACTAAAAAACAAAAACAATCTTTAGATGAATTGTTTTCAGAAGGCGAAGGCTTACATATTTTAATTATGAATGTAGAAGCTTTTAGTACAGACAAAGGATTAAAATTTGCAGAAAAATTTTTATCTTGTCATGAAACTTTAGTTGCTATCGATGAGTCTACTACAATTAAAACACCTTCTGCAAAAAGAACTAAAAACATTTTATCTTTAGGCAACACAGCTAAATATAGACGTATTATGACAGGTTCTCCTGTAACTAAAAATCCGTTAGATTTATTTTCTCAATGTTATTTTTTAGATCCATTTCATTTAGATCATGACTCTTATTATTCTTTTAGAATGCGTTATGCTATTATGAAAACAGCTAATATATCTGGTCGTAAAATACAACTTGTTAATGGTTTTAAAAACTTAGGTGAGTTATCTGACAAATTACAACCTTTTTCGTATCGTGTATTAAAAGATGATTGTCTAGATTTGCCTGATAAAATTTTTATAAAAAGAGAAATACAACTATCTCCAGATCAACGTAAACTTTATGAACAAATGAAACAAGAAGCTTTAGCTGTTCTTAAAGGTAAGCAATCTACTACGGTAAATACATTAACACAGTTAATGAGACTACAACAAATTACTTGTGGTCATTTTACTTCTGATGATGGTGTTACACAACCAATTGCTAATAATAGAATTACAGAATTAATGAATGTGTTAGATGAAACAGAGGGTAAAGCTATAATATGGGCTCACTATCAATATGACATGACCACCATAATTAAAGCTGTTACAGAAAAATATGGTCCGGGGTCCATTGTCGATTATTATGGATTAACTCCACAAGAAGAAAGACAACCTAATATTAAGCGTTTTCAGGATGACCCTAAGTGCCGGTTTATCGTTGGAACGCCCTCTACGGGCGGCTATGGCATTACTTTGACAGCTGCAAACACCGTAATTTACTATTCTAATGGTTATGACTTAGAAAAGCGATTACAATCAGAAGACAGAGCACACAGGATCGGCCAAAAAAAATCGGTAACTTATGTTGATTTAATGGCGGACGATACAGTGGATGAAAAAATCGTGCAAGCTCTACGCAAAAAAATAGATATAGCATCAGAAGTTTTAGGAGAAGAATTAAGGTCATGGATTTAATAGGATATATACGCGACGCGCGCTGGAATTTTTTTAAACCAGTTCGACTGCTTTTCCAATAATTGGTTTGTATTTAGTTTTTTTATCTTCACGATATGCTCGTAAATATTGATGTCTAGGATTAAAAGGTATGTAACTTGCGTGGATCCATCCCGAGTTAGGTTCTCCAGGAGTGTAGTACTCGAGGATCAATTGATCTACCTCGCAATTCATTTTAACCCAGTCTGCTACTTCAGCGTTGTCGATTCCCATACATTCAAAATCAACGGCCTCAGCTTTTGAGTGCTGACTCGTCAAACTCGATCCTATGGCCACACACAACTCAGGTGAACGATAGCCGCTGGTTACCTTTACTCTACCGAATTGATCACGCACTGGCTGTAAAATATTTTCACACAATGCTTTTAGTTTATCTATTTGATCTGCGTTAGGTTCGTTGTCTATACCTTTACGTATAGCTGTGTCTGATTTAGTTAATTCCTGAAGGGAAAAATTTCGCGATAGCTGCATAATTTTTTATTGAGTGTTTGATAATAACATAAAAATCATATTAGCCATACCCATGATTAACATGCCGGCTGATACTAATACAATTTTTTCTAATCTATTTATTTGATGTTCTATTTTGTGAATTTTGTCATGCGTTTGCTTTTGCATAATTCTGCAAAGCTTTTCATGATCTTCTATTTTTTGTAATGCGTTTTTTGCCATTATGTTCTACCTGCTATTACCTTTTCTGTTGGTGATAGTAATGCAGTCTCCGTTGATGTCAAGTTAGTTGTTGGATCTTTTTGTTGTGAAACTGACGTAGTATTTACAACAGGTTGTGGTGGTTTTTGACTAAACCCTTCTGGTAATGGTGTAGTTTCTTTTTCTTTGTTAAATAATTCTATACCTTTTTCAAAGATATTTTGTTCGTTAAATAGATATCGTTCTTCATCTATTATATAATCTTTGTTTAATCTTTGTTTCTTTAATTTTTTTTCTATTTTGTTAATTCTTTTTAATATTCTTTTAGATAATGGGTTAGGTATCTTATACTTATCTGCTAATCTTTCGTAAGCATCTTTCATACCATCTGTAACACCAAACGGATTAAATTTATTTCGTTTAATTGCTTTGTACAATGGCATCATACCCCTGTCGTCAAAGATCTGTTTAATTTCTTTTTCTTTCATACCTAAAAGTTTAGCTGCATCATACTGTCTTCTCATTACTTCAAATGTTTCTAATCTTTGTTTGTTTGCAAATATAAATTGTCTTATAATTAAGTTATCATCTTTTACAGGATCTCCTGATAGTGTGCCTGCATAAATTAAACCCCTTTCATTTCTTTCAGCTTTTCTAAACTGACCAATCATTATTTCCATGGATCTAGGTATGTCTACAGGAGCTTTTCTTAATCCAAGTAAACCTAACAATTCATCTGACACTTCATATTGTGTACCTTTAATTGTTTTACCAGTTATAGAACTATATAGTCTTTCAAGTTGCACTGCAGAACCTGGTGTATATAATTTAGTTAAGTGTCCAATAGCCTTAGCTACCTTTGTACCTAATCCATCTCTTTCATTCCAAATTTTTTGACCTTGTTTAGTTACACCTTTTCTAAAATATAAATCTGCTACACCACTAATCCAAATAGATTCTGATACAAATGGATCAGCTAGTTGTGCAAATGCTTTTGTTAAACCTATTGCAAGACTAGGTATTACAGCTTCATCTTCTCTTCTATTCATTTCTGTAAACGCAGTTTGAACTGGCGCGGTTACTACATCATAGAAAAATGCTCTGCTAAAATCTATGTATTTATATTTACCATCTTCATACACTGGTAAAAGGGTAGAGTTTTCTGAAAAGTATGGGACAAACTCTCTTAGTGCCATAAGTTTTTCTTTAGTAAATCCATATGCTTGACTTGTTCCCCACACAGCTGCAGGTCCAAGAATACCGACTGTTGCTGCAAATCCAGCGGCTCTTTCATACCCTATTCTAGCTAAGATTGGGTTTTGTATTTCTTTTTTAGCACCAGACATTATGTTTCCTGATGTTCTAATAATTTCTGCAGGCCATGATACAAAGTTACCAAGTGGTGATCTTCTAGAAGCTTGCACTAATTCTGATACGTATGCATAGTTAGGTAACATTTCTCTAACATTTTTAGTTGCCATTTTCATTATTTCTAATCTACTTGGCATGTCACCTTTTTTAATTTTACCTTTTTTTAATGCAGAGTTGTATGCTCTAGCTATTTTAAAATCTTCTGCTAAAAAATTAAATATTTTCCATATGTCATCTTCTGCAATGTACATATCTTGTGCACCTTTTAAAAATCTTCTTGTTTTATTACCTAGTTTACTCCACATTTTTTGTAAGAAACCTGTTTTAGCTGTGTCTTCAATCAAACCCATTACATCTCTATAAATAGCACTTTGATTTACCATACCTTCCTCTAATAAAAATCTGTACAAAGATTGACCACCTTCACCTTTCAATGCATCTGCAAACTGAGATTCATTTACGTATTTATCTATACTTTTTGCACCAGGTTTATTTCTATAAAGTATTTGTGGTTGCAAAGTATTGAATGCAGTTTTTAAAGTTTGTAATATAAAACCAGGATTTGTAACTAACAGAGAAATGTTCCCCATAGACACAGTTGTTACTGCGCCTGATGAAAAATTTCTTGCATGTGTAAAAGGACCACCAACTGTTTTACCAGCTTGAATTAAACCTTTGGGCACCATGACTGCGTATTGATATGCTATATTTTTTGTAATACTTCCCATGGTATTAGCAGCGCCTCTTATTAAACCATCGGCTATTTCTTTAGTCGTAAACATACCATTGATTGGAACTGTGTAAGCTTGCTCACCTAATTTTTGTGGTAGTTGTAAACCTCTTGATGCATCCACAATCTCTGCGTCTAATCCAAATGCTTTTCTAGCTGAGTTGTATGTAGGATAGACAATACCTATCTCTCCTTTTTTAATTAAATCATCTGATCCTTGTTTAATTACATTATAAAATCTATCTCTTGATGCTATCTCTGCAAGGTCCGTGGTCACATTAGCTATGATTGAGTTAGCATTTTTAAACTCACCAAACAAACTTTTAAATGCAGCAAGGTCTGATTTAGTTTGTATCAACCCGCCTTTTTTATCTGGTTTAAATTTACCACCACCAGTTATATTTTCTGCTATATTTTTTGTAATTAGTGCTTTGTCTTTTGCAATGTCTGATGCTTCAAATCTAAAGATAGGACTAAATGTTTGTGGATCTAACTCAACGTTTTTAACAATGTCTTGTACAATTAACTGTGCGTCTTCTTTTTTTAATGTTTTACCATTAGCTTTGGCGCTTCTAACAAATATATCTGCTACTTCATCTATTACACTGTTAGATGGTGCATATTCTTTTATAGGTTTTAAACTTTTTTCACCAAAAATTTTATATTCAGAACTTAGACTACTTTTAATTCTTTCATTCATAAGCTGCACAAATTCTTTTGGTGCAACGTTTAAATTTTTACCTTTTAATACTGCATTAAGAAACTGGGCCCATGATGTGTGTACGTTCATTAACTCATCAATTAATTTTGTTGCGTCTCCAGGTTTTACATTTAATTTTTTAGTTATGTCAGTCCAAAAAGTATCTAATGATGCATCATCAAAACCTTTTACAACAACTCTACCGTTTTTAATTCCTAAATTACCTCTGTTAATTAATTTTATAATCAAGTCAGATAACTCAGTAGTCATACCAGAAGTATTGGCTGCTGACTGTGAGTATTTAGATATTTGTTTTGTAATTTCGTCTATGTTTTTAAGATAGTCTGTTGACAATAAATTAGCAGAAGATTTTTTACCTTCTAATCTTTGCATACCTTGAAACTGTTCTTCAGGAAAAGGTCCTCTTGATCTTAACGGTCTTGCAAAATATTTTTCTACAAACTTATCAAATTTTGTTGCTTGTCCTGCTCTTTTAACGTTTGCATCTAGTATACTTTTAGCAACTTTACCAGCACCTACTACAGCAGGTATAATTGGAAAACCCATCTCACCTGAAAATTTTAATTTATTATATAACATTCTCATAGCATCATCTTTTGCTGTTCGTTTGCCATCTCTATCTAATGCTGTAAGCTCACCTTCATCAAAAAATATATCACCAAACGTACCTATGTTTTCTGCATCGTAAACTACACCACCTGTAACACCACCACCTACAAACAATCCTACAAACTTTTGTTTGCCTGAAAGTTTATTCCATTTTTCTACTTCTTTAGCTAGCTTGTAACCATCTTTGTTACCAGCAGTTCTTAAATATTTTTTCTTTTTTATTGCAGATGTAGCTTTGTTATACATTTCAAAAGCTTTGTCAGTTACCTTAGCACCAGCAGATCCAACTGCTTTCCAACCACCGTATAGTTGTACTAATGATTCTGTTATTCTACCAATCGCTCTTTCTTTAGCTTTACTATCTAATTCTTTTTCAATCATACCAAACATAGTTTTGTCCCACCAGTTTTCTAACTGTGCAACTTTACTTTGTTCTACAGGAATTCCTTCTTCACCAAAATAATCCATGACCATTGCTCCAAGATTTACAAATCCTTTTGGTATTTTAATTGCACCAGAACCAACACCAGATATAATAGATTCTGTTATACCTACTTCGTTTTCAAACGGTATACCAGCTGACTCAGTATATATAAAACCACCAGATCCTGGTTGTTCTGATGTAAATTTAAACGGTTGTTCTTCATCAGTTTCACCTGCCTCACTGGCAAGTGTTTTGTATTTACCTTTTTTAAAAAATTTCTTTTGATTTTCGTTTAGTTTATCGTCTTCAGGATAAATTGTATTACCTGTAGAAAAATCATACTTAACACCTTCCATGATACCACGCATACTTTCCATTTCTTTACGAAAGTATTCTTTGTTTTCTGCATCAGAAAATTTTCTAGTATCTCTGTATTCTGGATCTTCTTTTAATTTTTCATCGATGAATGCGTCTTCACCATGTTTTTTTTTAAATTGATGTTCTCTTAGTGTTTTAAAAGCAGTGTCAAACGCATTTGATATATTACTTTTTTTACGAATAAAAGCTTCGTTTTTTTCTGCTTCTTCTTCAAAAGTTAATACAGAATCAACAGCTTCTTTGACTTCTTTCTTTTTATCCTCTTGATCTTCTTCGACAAGTTTACGAGGGTCAAATCCAAATACCATTTAGCCTCCTAGTCTGTTGAAATTGTTTCCGATATGTAATCTGTGTATGGAATTAAATACTGTCCTTGTTTAACAAATGCTTTTTTAGTTATAAAATCTATGTATACTCTGCCTTCTTTGTAATCAGATTGTTCTGGATTGTAGTCTCTAATAACTAATCTTTTTTCTGCATCAGTTTGTCCTCTACCTACATCACTGTCATCAATAAAATATTGTTCAGGATCGTGTGGCACTTCAAATTTTTGTGATTCAATATCACTAAAGAATTGATCTAAAATTACAGCATCTGGTCTGCCTATTTCATATATTTTAACAAGGTCATCAACTCTATTTATAGTTAATTTTTCTGCATCTAATGTTTCTTTTCTTGCAATTTCTTCTGGACTAGCATCTTTTCTATACGTTGGAACTAATACTTGTAATGCTTCTTGCACAGTTTCAAATCTACCAGCTTTAACCATTTGTTCTGCTCTGTTTATTAATGCGTCTTTATCTTCGTCACTTAAATTTTTATAAGTTTGCATTATAAGATCTCTTCTATCTTCATACTTACCTAACTCACTTTTTTGTTGATTACCATAATCAGCAAGATTTTGTGCAGCTAATGTTTTTAGTGGATTTATTCCTGCTTGACCTATTGTTTGAAATATAGGTTGTCCACCTGGTTGAGCTAAAATATTAGCACCTAGTCCCATAAAAAAATCAGATCCTTTGTAAGGATAAGGTTTAATTTCTGGTCTTTCTCCTATAGCTTTTTGTAAAAATGAAGTTTCTGTATCAAGTTTTTTTACTCTTTGATCTGCAGCATTATCAGTTCCTTGATAACCCTGTCTGTCAACACCAGTCATGATGCCACCGCCGGCTCTACCACCACGTCTAAACATCGGTCTATTTAAAGTTCTATTATACATATTATGTTAAAGCTTTGTAAGCCCCTAACCCTAATGAAGCTATACCTAACGCCTGCTGCAACGGCGATTGATTAGGTGTAACTTGTGAAGTGTATTGACCCATAGCACCACCCATAACGTTACCCATACCAGCACCCATGTAACCAAGTCTTTCGTATGGTTCGTAAGCTGCAAGTCTGTTAGCTTCTCTTTGTTGATCAAGAATAGATTGTTGATATAATTGTTGGTCGCGCCCAGCTTGACCCAACGTTGAAATATCTCCACCTTGTAAACCTGGAACTAGTTGAGCCATTCTTTGTTGATCGGCTCCTAATTGTTGTGCTCCTGTAAATAATTGTCCTTGTTGATTGAATGCTTGATTAGCTTGAGTTTGCGCTTGACCAAAACCTTCTTGTAACATTCTTGCTTGTAACATAGCTCTATTCATATCTGATTGATTTTTATATTGTGCTCTCATTACACCTTCTCTACCACCACCTAAATTACCAGACTTTGCTGCACCTAAACCAATATTAGTTATACCAGCTTGAGCTTGCTTGTCGTATTCTGATAGTGTTGCATCAATTACATCTTGTTGATACGGAGACATAAATTGTTGGTAAGCTTGTGGGCCTGACATAGCGCCTTGCGCTTGTAAATAATCTTGTGAACCCATCATGTTTGTAGGCGTACCTGCAAACGTTCCTGTTCCTGTTTGAAACTGTCCTGCTTGTTGTAAGTATGGTGCATATGCTCCTATACCTTGACCTTGTGTTGTAGCTCGTGTGTATGCATCTTTAGTTGCCTGGTCTTGACCAGCAACCATAGGTTGGAATTTTGTTGTATCTAATGCTTGAGAAGTTAAACCTGTTAATTGAGTTGCATAATCTCTACCTAGATCTTCTACAAACTGTGGGGGTAAACTACGTGTTTCTGTTATTGCCATTAAATTACTTCTCCTATTCTCTCTGATACACTAAACATGTTCTGAGCGCCAGTGTTTCCTTGTGATTCCTCAGACACTGTACCACCATTTTCTAAATTTTTCATCATATTTTCCATAACTTCTGCACCTCTATCTATGTCTCCACCGCCAGCGTTTCTGACAGCGTCGGCCGTAAATACAAATTCATTTACGCTTAGTCTTGCAGGTACATCATCTGCTTTTTCTTCTCTACCTATTGGTACAAATCCACCTTCAGCTCTATAATCTTTTTCCATACCACCAAGGTCCATGAGCCCACCTTCTTCCATAGGCATTCGTGATTGAGGCATCATCATTCGTGGATCACCCATAGTCATACCACCACCCATGTAACCTATTCTGCCACCTGCTTGTGCCATTTCTCTATCAGGTAAAACGGGTCCTGTAGGTTTAGGTTGAAAAGGATTAATAGGTTTTGTAGGGTCTGATGGTAATGGTTTTGCTATAGTTTTTTCTGATTCTTCAATCATTTTTTTAAATTCTTCAAAATCAAGAGGTTTATTACCTGTATTAATCATTTCTTGAATATATCTTTTGTATTTGTCCATTATAGAAGAGCTACCATAAGTATCCATTTGCTCCATAAATATTTCTATTTGAATTATTTCATCTTCAGTTAAATCTGATAAAGGCTTACCATATTCTTCCATGGCAATGTTTTCCATCATCTCGTTTCTTGAATCTTCTAGTGATGGGTTTGAAGCCATCATCATATTTTCCATATCACCAAGGTCCATGATCCCACCACCTTCTTCAAATCCTATTCTACCACCATTGGCAACATAGGTGCTATAATTTGGATAAGGTTCAGTAGTAAATAACATGTTGTTATAAGCTTTATTTAATGCATCTAGTTTATCTGGATCTCCAGCTGCTTCTAGTTTAGCAAGTTCTATGTTTTCTCTCATCTCAGCTGGAGTTGCTTCTTCTTTTGTTAATGGATCAATTAACCCGGTATTTTTTCTGGTTGCTATAAGACTAGGGTCTTGTTTAACATCGTTAAGACCTGGAAGAAAAGGTAACGCTCCTGATAAACTTAACATTTTCATAAAACTAAAATTGTCTTTGGTAAAATCACCTGTAGAATCTTTTAACAATAATTTTTTACCTATATCAGTTATACCACCACCTATGTTACCAAATTTAAAACCAGCAGCATCCGGTCTTAAACCAAACATTTTTCCACCGCCTAAATAGTAAGCTCCCAAACCAGCGATTGCCATCTTACCTACATCACTTTTTAAAACTTTTCCTGCTGCTTTGGCTACTCCTTTAAAAGCTTTACCTATAGATTTACCTATACCACCTAAAAAATATCCTTGTCTTGGTACAGCATTCATAATGCCTCCCATGTTTCTTGGTACTCTGCCACCTTGATTAAAGTATCTACCAAGTTTTACATCTAATGCTTTTCCTTTATTAGGGTCACCAAGTCTGTAAGGAATTGTGTCATCAACAACAGGTAATATTTGTTCGTTTACGGAATAGGGAAGTGTTGAAACATCTCCACGATTAATATTGTTAACAAGTTTAGGTCCGAATTGTTTCATATACTCACCATCGTAATTAATAATATCTAATGCATTACTACCAGATAAATCTTTTCCCATTGCTGCTAAATATTCTTCTTCAGTTTCATAATCTTCATCTGAATAAAGACCTAATCTATCCATCATTGCTTTTCTTGCTTTTGGATCTAATCGATTTATGTAGTCCATTCTTTTTTTAGAATCACCAGGTACCACGTTTCTTAAAATTTTAAAAAAAGAACTACCGGGTATAAAAGCAGGAAGTTCTTTTGGTTTGAACGTACCTATCTTATATGCATTTGCAGCATCTCTCATTTGTCTACCTGTTAATGGATTTGATTCTACAAATTGTTCATTATTATCTCTAGCACCTGTTCTAGTATTAGGATCTCCTAAACCAGCTTTTACACTTTGCCTATCATATGATTCTGAAAAATCTTTTTTAGAAGCATCAAAACCTCCACCTTTAAAACCTTTTCTTTTAATTGCTGTTATACCAGCCATGATTACATCCCTCTGTTGTAGAGACCCATCAAACCGCCGTTGGCTGCCATTGCAACTTTTTCTCTCATGTCAACATCAGCTATTCCGCCACCAGGCATTTGTTCCTGCATGTTAACATTCTCGCTCATACTCATTTCTGGAGCTTGAGATTGGATTCCTGATTGATCTTGTTGCAACTGTTGTAAAATTTGTTTCCAGATACCACTTTGAAAAAATGCTTCGAAGCTAGCAAATTGAACTTTTTGTTCAGGTTCCATTTGTGACCATATTTCTGCCGCAATTTCCATGCCTTGTTGATCTTGACCACCACCCATTCTAATATCACCTTGACTGTATTTAATGTCAGGTGCTCCAGCTTGTATTGATTCGTTCATTGAAATTTTTTCTTCCATAGTATCTCCTTTTACTTTGTTTTTGAGAACAAATCAAGAGGAGGCATAATAACTTTTACGTCTTGCGCCATCTCTTCTGCTTTGTACCCTTTAATTTCCCAGTCTTTTCTTTCCTTAAAAACCTCTCCAGTCTCTTTGTGTCTGTAAGTTTCTTCTACTTTTGCGTTATATACTTTCATTATGTTGTTACTTCTTTCTTAATGTTTAGATAGCTAATAGCTACATCAAACGAATCTGTTGTGCTTGATTGTACTGTAAAGGCTTTTCCACCTTCTACTATTAGCGGTTGAGTTAATAATTCTTTAGTTGTGTTTGCTGTTAATTGTACAGATTTAATAGCTGTAATACTATTATTAGTCACCGTTACAGTAGGTGTCCCTGCTGATGTAACTAATATTGATTTAATAACAATAGTTTCATTAACCGCAGGAATACTAGCACCTAATGGTGTAAGTGCACTACCTGTTGTGCTATTATCTATACCTACAAACTTATATTGATTTACTACTGCCATTAATCTAAAAAGAAACTTCTAGCTTCTATCTCCTGTTTTAACTCTTCTTGAAATGTTGTATTTAATTTTTCTAACACCGCATCTAAATCTCTAACTAAAGACTGTGCTACATCTTCCTCATACTCTGAGCTTGCTCTAGTTAACGATTGTACTATTTTAGCCATTATCGTCTTCCTCCAGCATGTATATCTAATCTAAAAGTACCTAGTTTCCAACTAGTATCCACTGCTGTGTTGGATATTTTAAGAGCTATAGCTCTTGCTCTAGCACGAGTATCTACTTTTGTTGTATTGGTAGCTACTGTAAAAGGTCCAAGTGATGAGCTTATTGCTGTGTCATTTGGATAATCTCTTAAATCTAATTGTATAATAGCGTTTCCTTGTTGAGATATAAAATCAGGAATAATTCTACTAACTCTCATAATATTTTCACCATCACCTCTAAGATCAGCCATATTTGTAGCTGCTCCTCTTACAACTTTTTGTGTAATGTCATAGTCACCTGATGTAATGTTAGCTGGAATAGCTGTTGTTACTCCAAGTCTTACTTGGTTAACACCTGTTTCATGTTCATAGTAATATGAAATTCCCTCTGTGTTACCTGTTACATCAAAAGATGTATCTGTATCTGCATCATACTGAGTTGCATGAGGCAAACCAAACACAGCTGAGTCTTGCCAAGTAGTTCTAATAAATAAACTATTTGCATTTACAAACCATATAGGTCTTTTAGCAGTAGAGTCTAAATAACTATATGTAACCGATTGAGTGTTTACGTTAGAGTTAGCTTCTGGATAAAACCAGGTAATTTCACCAAACAAATTATTAATTCCTGCATAGACCATTTGATTAGATGTTGTATTTAAATTGTCATAAACATAATCTTCAACTAAACAATCCATAGATTCTAGTTTACCTGTGTATCTAAAGAAACCGTTATCAGACATCCAGTACGCAGCACCATCAACTTCGACAGCTGCATTCTTACCAATCAATCCACAGTTAGTACCTACCTGTTCAAAAGCAAATGTAAAAGGAGTTCCAACAAAACGCATAGTAAATAAAGATGTATCAGTCCAAATGTATATTGCATTTCTACCAAGTTTAGCGCCAATGATCCGTGATCCGGCGGCCAGTCTTTGTGTACCAGCACTATTTTCTGCTGTTGGTGTATAATCATTTATATTTTCTTGAGACGAAAATCTTAAAAACATTTCATCTTGCGTTGATTTATCACCAATAGTTGTTTCTGTTCCAAAAAATACTAAGTGACGATCAGGTGTTGACACCAGCATGTCACGTGACGCTGTTGGTGCACCTGTTATAATAGTTGCTCTTGTTGTTACGGCATCTGTTAAATTTGAATCCCATTCAAAACACTCACCATTAAAAATTAAAGCTACAAGTGTGTCACCTAAATTATCTAAAGACCACAAACCAGGTTCAGCTACTTTATCCGTGGTCGATGCTGCTTGGCCCCAAGCCGAGTAAGCACTAAAGTTAGTAACTGTTGCACCATTGCTGTGAGAAGCATTAGTTGTTCCTCTAACATTTCTAGTAATTCCTGTAAAACTAGTAGCAGTGGTTCCTGTGTAAGATATTTCTTCATTATCTACTTGTATAAAATTTGTTCCTGTGCTTGGAAATCCAGTTGTGCTGGCTACATTAATTGTGGTTCCTGTTCCTCCCGTTCCAGCAGAGTCAGCATTTAATGCTCCGTTTAAAGTTGTTGTTTGTGGGTTTGTAACTGTACCACCCCACTGTGATATACCGTAACCAAAGACTCCAACTTGTTCAGCTGGACCAACATGATAATATCTAAAAAAAGTTATACCACCAGAAGTGCTTGCTCCTGCTCCTCCTTCGTTACTAGGCATTGTAATAGTAATTGTAGTTCCTGAAGGCACACTTGTTACCATAAATTTTTTATCTGCAAAATCAGCAGCTACAAAATTAGAACCTGAAATAGTAGTAAATGTAGACGCGTCACCAAACAAAATTATATCTCCAACTTCAAAACCATGAGATGTAGAAAAAGTTATAGTTACAGCAGGTTGGCCATTAGTCGTGCTAAAAGCATTGGTAATTGCTGTACCGGATGGATTAACTAAAGGATGTATATCATAGTACACACCTCCTGAATAAACATATAAAATCCTGTTAGTTCCTAATACAGAATATTTAATACCTGTTTTATTAACCATATGATGCAAAGCTCTAGTTGCACCAGTTAATTTACTATCTCCTAATTGTGACCACCCACCTATTTTTTCAGGCGTACCGTATCTAAAACGCACATTTTCACCACCTGTCCACTGTGACTCAGCACCTGTTGGTGTAACTTGTTTATTAAATCCGGGTAAAAATCCTAATTTTTGTAACATATAAAACCTTTGAAATATCTGGTTTATCTTATATATTAAATAAATATAGAATGAAAGACAAAAACATAAACTACCGCTATTTTCATTGGGGTCCTTTTCTTTTTAAAACTTTATTAGAACAAAAAGAACTAGATTCTATAAAAAAATTGTGCAGTAAAAAATCAAAAAGCTACAATAAAAATTTAGCAGGTTTAATAAAACATGAACATATGTTAGATGTTAAAAAAATATTTCCTATATTACTTCCCTATATTAAATCTTATTCAAAAGCTTTTTCAAATTATTCTGGTAAAAACTTAGGACAAAATATAGAATTAAAATCTTGTTGGGTTAATTATATGACCAAGTTTGAATCAAATCCATTACATTCACATGATGACGATCTATCTTTTGTAATTTACACTAAGATTCCAAAACAATTAAAAATAGAATATAACAAATGTAAAGCAAACACAAAACCTGGCGCAATAAATTTTATAATAAGTTTGGATGAAGGATGGATTAATCAACACACTTTTGTACCAGAAGTCGGAGATTTTTTTATTTTTCCTGCAGACTTAAAACATTACGTAAATCATTTTAAAAGTAACGGAGAAAGAATTTCTATTTCAGGAAATTTAAAAATTACATAATGACATTAAATCTACAAATAAAAGATAATTTTTTTACAAAGAAAGAATACGAAATTTTATATAATAATTTAGATAAAATTTATTTCTTACCTAATGTAAATAAAACTGGAAACTATGCTGCCTCTCATCCTTTTGAACCAGATGAACAAAATAAATGGTTATTTGATAAGATTAAAAAACAATTTTTTCCAAATGAAGATTTAGAAATAGTGATCTGTAGGTTTGATGTTAGACATAACAAAGGAAAAGTATTTTCACATTTAGATAATAAAAATACTAATTATAATTGTTTGATTTATTTAAAGGGAGAAGAAGTAACTTATAATGGAACAGGGTTTTATTATGAAAACAATTTAAATACTTACATAGGGTTTGTTAAAAATAGAGCTTTATTTTTTGATGGCGCTAATATAGTACATAGTGATTTACAAGCTTTAGGACCCAGTTCTGCAAGATATACATTAAATATCTTTTATAAGGATAAAACTTAAAATGAATTTAAATACTAAAATTTCAGATTTATTATTGCGAGAAAATTCTTTAGTATTAAAAAAAGATTGTAAATTTTTAATTTCTATTTTTGAAAAATATAAAAATTTAGCTGCTGCAGAATTTAGTTATAAAAATAAATCTAAAAAAGAAGAAAAAGATAACTATAAATGTTTACCTCTTTCTAATCTATATAACCATAATGAAGAAATAAAAAAAGCAGCAGACGTTGCTTTTAAATATATTGAAATAATGATTAACAAGTACATGCAACACATACAAAAAAATATTTGTAAAACATTTGATAGCACGTGTATATCAACTACAAATACTATAAGATTATTAAAGTATGAAAAAGATCAATACATCAAAGATCATACAGACGTAAGTTCTTCTACTAGAGCGTCTTGTACTTTAAACTTAAACTCTAATTACCAAGGAGGAGAATTTAGATTTTTTGATGGTAAAATAAAACATTCATTTAATACAGGTGATGCTATAATATTTCCAGCAGAACCAATATGGATTCATGGGACAGAACCTATTACTAAAGGTAGTAGGTATGCAATTAATTGTTTTTTAAACTCTAAAACTTAATATAAAAATGGATATTTTTGCTACTAGAATTTACACAAATAAATTAAAAGAAGATGAAAAATCTATTATTGAATATATTACTAAATTAAAAAAAAATAATAAAGGTAATAAGTTTAGCAATATTGGTTGGCAGTCTGAAAATTTAGATACAAAAAATAAAATAATATCACCTCTTGTAAAATCAATTGAACAATTAGCTTTTGAGTATGCTAACTCTTTAAACATTAAAAATAAATTAAAAGTTGGAAATATATGGGCCAACATTAATGGCTATAAAGATTACAATAGAAGTCATATTCATGGTGGTGTTTTTTCAGGTGTCTATTATCTTAAAGTTCCAAAAAATTCTGGTAACATAGTGTTTGAAAATCCTGCAGATAAATTAATCTCATCTTTTTGGTTACTTCAGTCACCTTGTATTGTAGTAAATAATATTTTTACATCTACTACATGGTCCTTTAAAGGAGAGCCTGGTTTAATTTTAATTTTTCCAAGCTTTTTAAGTCACTATGTTGAATGTAATTTAAATAAAACAAAAAATAGAGTATCAATGTCTTTTAATTTAATTTTATAAAAATGGAAAAAACAGTTAGCATAAACAACTTCATAGCAACATACGACAATTACATAACGAAAGAAGAATGTAATAAAGCTATAAAATTATATGAAGAAGAAAATAAATTTAATAAAACATTAAGTAGATTAAATAGTGAGCAAGCAAAAGTAACGGAAAAACAAGATCAACAATATTTTGCAGCAGGTAATAATTTAGAAGTATGGTGGGAATCTTTAAAATCTATGATGGTTAATTATGACTTAGCTTTTCAACATTATGTTAAATCTACTGGCGCTTCAGAAGCTTATAATCAAGGATTTAATTTTACAAATTTAAAAATACAAAAAACATTACCTACAGAAGGTTATCATGTTTGGCATATAGAACATGGAAAAGGTTTTGAAAACGAAGCACGTGCTTTTGTTTTTTCTATTTATTTAAATGATGTAGAAGAAGGTGGAGAAACAGAATTTTTAAATCAATCTGTTAGAGTACAACCGAAAGCTGGTAGAATTGTTATTTGGCCAGCAGCCTTTCCTTACGTGCATAGAGGTAATCCTCCATTATCTGGAGAAAAATATATTTTGACTTCTTGGATGATGTTAAGATGATGTGTAAGAAGTAGGTCTTGAACCTTTTCTTGATATCTGATCAGATTCACTTTCAGTAGAAGCAATTGTTCCATCTTCATTATATGTATAAATTACGTCACTATCCCATTCAGACTGAAGTACAGATAAATGATGAGCATCCCATTTAGTAATAAATTGACTAATGTCTCCTAAATTTGCATCTTCGTATGATGTGTGAGGTGTTGTATCTCTATATTCTACTTCGTCAGAAGTAACTGAAGTTCCATGTTGAATAGCCCATATATTAGAAAATTTAGATTCAGACCAAAAAGAACTATCATCGATAACGTATCCAGTTCCTGCTTCAGCTCCATTATTTTTGATGACTTTTTTATCATCGAATATTACTGTCCAGTTTGAATTTGTTGCCATATTTTCTCCTAAGTTTTAATTATATAAATAAGTGTTAAATAAGGTTGCAAAACTGACGGGTTAGATGCTGTACCTGAAAAAGTTGCACTCATATTGTGAGAGTGTCCTGTTCCTGATCCTGCATTACCTGTGTTTGTGCTACCTGTTAAAATACCGGGTTGTACAGCTAAAGGCTGTGTTTGAGTTGTACCTGAAGGAGCACCTGAGTGAGCGTGTGATGCAAGTTGTGCTGTAGATAAAGAAGCATTAGCTGTTGAACCACCAACGTTTCCAGAAGGCGTAACTGATACTGTATCTGCTCCACCAGTCGATGCTAAAGCTTTATTGTTTGATTTTGAAACAGCTACTTTATTTTGTAAATCTGGTACATTAAAAGTAGATGACCCATCACCTCCACCATAAGTAGAAGCTATAACTGCAAATAATGCAGAATAAGTTGATCTTGAAACGGCTGCTCCGTTACATTCTAAAAAACCTGTTGGCACTGATGAAGCAGTCCACGGCACGATAGTAGCCGTAGGAATACCTTCAATACCTGTAAGGTTTGATCCATTAAAATCGTATTTTGTTGCTTCATAATTTGACATATTATTTCTCCGTGTAAGTCCATCCTACGTCTGAACCAGAATAAACCAATCCAAATGCTGCACCCTCAGTATTGACTACTAAGTCTGATGATGCGTTAGTTATTTTAGAACTATTTCTTCCAACAGTCAATGCGTTAGAATCAAAAGTGTATCTTGAGTCTACAAAATTTACCGTATCACCAACAGTTGGTGATGCTGGAAGAGTAGCTGTTACTGCCCCACCATTTGTATCTATAAAAAGTTGAGCACCTGCTTGAATTGTTTCTGATGCTGTTATAGTTCTCCAAAATCTAGTTTCGTGATCTTTAATCATGTTAGTTCCATCTGAGTGACAGATATAATTATTACCTTCACATAACAAGAAACCTGAAGCACTTGTAACTTTAAAAGTTAAAGTATATCCTGCGTGATTAGTTCCATCTATTACATTAAATATTTTTTCTATACTTGCTGGAAAATTTACTGTTCTGTTTGCCGCAAGAGTTCCAGTAAACTTTAAAGTCATGTTTCTTGCGTTTGAAATTGTAGCATCAGACATTGCAAGAGTAACATCTCCAGATGCTACATCTATTGCTTGAAAACCTGCAACAGATTGTTGAACAAGGTTTAAATTATTATTTGTTTTTGTGCCCCATGTACCAGCGTTTTCACCGGTTGCCATTAGCTCTAGTTTTAAATCTGAGGAATAACTTGATGCCATAAATTTTGTCTCCTAATTATTGTGTATTTATATTGTGTATTTATCTTTAAGTCAAACATAATTATACAGGGTTTCTTCTTGTATATCCTGTGCTTGTTTTTGGTGTTCTAGGTGTATATCCTGTGCTAGTCTTAGGTGTTAATTTTTCATAAGTACCTGGGAAAGCTATTCCTGTACCATTAACACTAGCTTCAAGTTCTAGGCCAGTTAATCCTATAGACATTTCTGTAGGAGAAATAGTTCCTGTACTTGCAGTTGATAACACTCCTGTTAGTGGAACTCCTATTGCAGGAATAATAGATCCAACACTTGATGTTGATGACACCCCTGTTAGTGTAAATATTTGAGTTTCAGTGATAGTGATATCTCCAACACTGGAAGTTGATAACACTCCTGTTAGTCCCATAACATCAGCTGGAGAAATACTTCCAACACTTGATGTTGATGATACTCCGGTTAATCCTATGACATCAGCTGGAGAAATACTTCCCACAGTAGATGTTGCACTAACACCTGTTATAACAGGCGTAGAATCTATAACAAAACTTAAAGAACCAACATTAGTTGTTGCGCTAACTCCTGTTGGAGATATTACCGATGTTAAATCTAAAGTTAATGCACCAACACTAGATGTTGCACTTAATCCAGCAGGTTGTTCTAATTTATTAAATGAATCTCCGTAAGGTTCTTCACCCCAACCATTTCTACCCCAACCAACTAAAGTACCTGCGTTATCAAAACTTCCAAGTTCTGTTTGTGATTGTAATCCTGTTGGACTTACAATGGATGTTAAATCTAATGTAAGTGAACCAAGTGCCGTAGCTGCTTGAACTCCTGTTAACTCTGCAGTGATAATTTGAGTAGCTACAACACTTCCAACACTAGAAGTTGCACTTAAACCAGTCGGTTGTACGGCATATTCTACACCCCAACCAGAGTTGCCCCATTCTTGTCTACCCCAACCTTCTTCATTAAAAGATTCTACTGAACCAACTGTGCTTGTAGTACTAACGCCGGTTAAAGAAACTGTAAGAGTATTAGATGCCCAGGAATTTTCATTCCAGGCTACTGAAGGACTATCACCACCCCAGATAGATGCCATAAGGAGTCCCTCCTTATGCTATCCGAAGAATTGCGTTAGATGCGTCTGCTGTTGGAAATTGAATTGTAAAAGTTCCACTTGATACAGTTTTGTCTCCACCAA